TACAAAAATTTCGCACTAGCCAGAGCATACAAGCGTATGTCTGGGTAATGTTACAAAAAATAACTTTGAAGCAATTAATAAATTAATAGCGTAATCAGACCGGCTTGGAGCTCGAACTTACTTAAAGAAGTAAGACATGACATCGACCATCATGTTTTGAGAAGAATTTAAATAGTTTCTTCACTATATGTACTATTTTGATATGGGGGTCATTAGTATAGTACAACTAGATTTTAAAAGGTTTACTCCTTTTTACGTAGAAACAGCAGGTGTGGTCGTATAATAATACAAACATGGTACATTTAGAAAGAAAACTAAACTAAAATCAGTACCTGCTGAAACATACAAATCAAGATAATTAACACGCGCATTAGGTATCCAATCAGTACCTGTAACATGCGAATATTCGATCTGAATATGTAAAGAATCAGAATTAGTTTCATCAGCACTTGATCCCACAGTTCGAGCAGCTGAAGAGTTGTTAATGAACTTATACCTACTGTACATGGGTGCCGATATCATTAAACCACTACGTGTAACTTGACTACATAAAGACATACCACTCATACCAGATCTATACTCAGATAACGTGAATTCACGTTCAAAATCTGCTGTTTGACTTGAACTAATAGCTGTAGATGTGCTATATGTGGAATTATCGTGCACTGTATTCGAACGAGCTATCATCAAACTTTTCGTATCTCTTTCTGCTGAACAATTAATAGTATAATGATAAGAACCTCTCGAACCAACAAAACATAGTGAGAACCAAGTAGTGGCATTCCATAAAGACCAATTAAAAGGTTCATTCACAAGAGAATTTATACCTGTAGCTAAAGTCAATCCATTTGCATCAAAACCAGGGTAAACAGGTGATCTACCCAAAACTGATAAATAGGTTATATGCTCATCAAATACTGAAGCACGTGTGGGATTTATTCTTAAATACTTCACAGAACGTCTCATTAAACTACGTAATGAGACAATAGATTCTCCCATATGTGTCAAATTTATATTTTTATCAGCAACCGATGGCGAAACTCCTAATTCATATTGAGATTGTTCAATATCATAGGATGTATCACCCTGAACGGCGTATGGGCTGAAATTATGATCAATTTCCGTAGGCGCTGAAAATTCTAAATTTTCACAGCCTTTGACAAAAACCAACATTTGTATATCAGCAGATGTCACTGGACTTGATTGTTCATTTAATACCCTTACTGTAAGTATACCGTTATGTATGATATTCACATTTCCAGTACTAGTACCAGATTGACTAAAATTCCCACTAGTAGAAGTGTTTGTTCTCAAATAACTAGTCAATTGCGTATATGGTACAGTAAATTCAACATCATTCTCTTGCGTTATATCAACTATCTTTGTATAAACTTCAGTAGTATAATCTCCTGATGTACCAATATCGCCATGGGGTGCCCAATTTATTCGCACTCTTCCTCTGTGGTACTTGGAACATATAAATTTAAAACGATACGTTATATCACCACGCCAAAATCTAAAACATTTACTTACATAACTCATAGGGGTTTGCCATGCTATAGTCGCACCAGTAACACTTTCAACAGCCATACAATCTGGTGACACTTTAACATAAAACAAACCCGTATTAATGGCGTCGGAAGAGGCCCAAGTAGAATTAAAAATATAAGACTCTCTCTGCACGAATGAGGAAATCATCAATTCATCTTCTACATTAACACCAGCGATCTTAGGATCAATACTCAATTCATTCTTCGAATCTAGTGTCAATTTTTCTATAGGCGCACCTATATCGGAAGCTGATAAGTTTGGGAAAGATTTATTCTGAAAAGCATGTACATCATCAATAACAGGCACATCAGTATAACCAAACAAAGCAGCAATATCAGCTACTGCACCAGCTGCGTATGAAGTAGCGGTTGCAAATTCACCAATCACAGGTAAACCTGATAATCTTCCAGCCGCAAGGGCAATGGCAGAAGCTGGTCTAGATACAACACCTTCATGTGAGTATTCATCTTTACCTTGAACAGATAATTCCGTTGTCGGACCTGCTACTTCAATATCTTCTGCCCAAGCATATACCTGTATACTTATATTATCAGCTACAACTCCATTAGCGTTAGCTAAAGCATTAAAACTGTTATAACTAATCTCACCCATATTCTGAAGATCAGTAGCACTTGTCGCATCCAACCAATTTTTGTAGTACAAAAATGGTAAAACCATTTCACCACCTTGACAATTCTGTGGGTATAAATATATATGTGGACGTTGAGATAATGGAATATTCTCTTTACGTTCCGTTGCCGAAATTATAACTGGACATGGATTAAAATTGGTTAAAGGCTGATACGATACCAATACACAACCATAAAAGAAAGGAGAAGCATTAATTACAAATTTAAGGTGTAAGTTACATCTTACCATATAATAATTATCCAATTTTCTTTTAATAGAAGCTTTATTAAAGTATAGATGCCACGGTTTAAATTTATCCG